TTTTCCCTGCAGGACCTATCAGTTTACTGGCCGGTTAGGAGGTGTTCATTGGTCCATAGATTTAGGGATGTTCCCTATATCGGACCGACGAAGGGTGTGATCAAAACCACACACGTAGACGTTGGGGATTCATCAAACAACGGCTCTTATGAGACGTCGGATTTGAATCTCAGTCTACCGCCTTACCTTTCCGGGGGTCAGTCCACTGACTCAGAAAGTCATCCCGATTGGAATGACACCCGTAAGGGTGTATTCCTCAAGGATGTCGGAGGCCCGTTCAACACCATGCGTTGGTGGGCTGAGTTGTCTAACAACACTCAGTCTGCCTTTAAGCATGCTGTCGCGAGTGGCCATAATCAAGGCTACCCGTTGGGCAGGTACATAGATGAATTGGTCTATAAAGGACCCGTTCTTCCATGTCACCCTAGCATTATGCCGTGGCCCTCCTGGCATCAATCGAGCCCGCAAGAGCTCAATATGCTTGGAACCACAGCTATTGCTAGGTGTTCTCCGTCTAATCCTTCCGTCGATCTAGCCGTTGCCGTAGGCGAGCTATTCAAAGAGGGTATCCCGAAGGCTATTGGAGCTACGCTCCAACAGTTTAGGGGACTCTCTAACCGACAGCGCAGACGCGCTATCGGTGAAGAATACCTCAACTACGAATTCGGCTGGAAGCCGCTCGTCAATGATTTGCTGGGCTTTTGCTCAGCAGTTGTCGACGCTGATTCTACTTTTAGTAGATATGAGCGTGACTCACGACGACCGGTTCGACGGCGTTATGACTTCCCAGTTATTCGGGAAACGGAGATAGAGATCTTTCGATCAGGGGTTAGTCCTTGGATGAACCCCAGTTCGAATTTCTTCTATACTCCTCTCCTGAATACAGGACAGGTTTATCTCACGAAGACTCGTGAGACACGTAGGTGGTTTAGCGGCTCATTTGCCTATTACGTTCCTCCGGCTAAAGGCCTGAGGAACCAAATGGCTAGAGCCGTGATCCAAGCGCGTAAAACGTTTGGAATATCACTTACGCCAGATACTCTCTGGAACCTGGCTCCTTGGAGCTGGGGTGTCGATTGGTTCAGCAATACAGGCGACGTTTTGTCGAACTGGACTGACTGGGCTATCGACAACCAGGTGTTGTTGTATGGGTATATCATGGAGACTAATATCTTCAAGAATACCTTTACATTTGTCGGAGAAACGGGCATTACTAATTGTCCGCCTCCTCCTGACGTCACTCTTAGTGTTGTCACTAAGACTAGACGACAGGCAACACCTTATGGTTTCGGCCTTGCGTATGACGATTTTTCGTCACGACAAAAGGCGATCATTGCCGCTCTCGGCATCAGCCGGTCGCGGTAATGCAGACATGTTGTAAGCGTTTAAACGCCAACAGGGAGTCTAACCGGGCTCCTAGGAGTGATGCTCATGTCATTCACCGATCCCCTGTCCGTCACGATCTCGGCAGTCACTACGCCGTTGCCACGCGTAAGCGTTGGCGACGATCGGAGTGAGTACCAGAGCGCTGACGGTCTGATCCTTCTGTCCGCCTCCCATGACTATGGGAAGCGCACTAGGAGGGTCCTTCGGATCGACACTTCGAAGATCACCTCGGATCCGTTTAAGCCTGCGGAGAATGTGAAGGTTTCCATGTCAAATTACATGGTCTTCGACATTCCCCCCGCCGGCTATACGGCTGCCGAGGCGTTGGCAGTGTACACAGGCTTCAAAACCCTGTTCACTGCGACTTCGGACGCGATGATCGTCAAGCTCCTCGGGGGTGAGTCCTAACCGGGTGGGTCAGACCTTTCAGTCTGATCCTTATCCCGGCGGGTTTCACCTCGTTGAGCTGATCTCACCGTGTCGCCAGATGATGATCAACGTAGAGGAGGTTCTCGTATCACGAGAAACTCCGACGCTGATCACCGTTCATCTCCTCGAAGATACATTTCTCCGGGAAGACGCCGTACAGATCACTATCCGCGTACAACATTCACCAAGAAATTCTTGGTGATAATTGTCGCGGTGATCAATGCGGCGTACTTGGCAAGTGAGGCATTCCTCGGCTTGATTCATTCATGCTGAGTTTGCCTGTGAGTTCTTCGTATTCTACGTCGAAGCTACGAGGATACATGGTAATAAAATACTGTGTATTCCCTGAGCCTCTCTTCTGTAGAATGCGTTGAGCGTTTCTTGACATGGGCTATGGATGACCACCTTCCAACTAAGGAGGGGATCATGAAAAGCCTGATGTCACTCTGGTCCTGCACTGCACATGAAATGGCAGTGCGATGTTGCACTAGCGCCACTCGGGACATAAAAACTGTCTCGAGTCGGATTGAACACGAGGGGCTTAGCTTTCTAGCTATCACCCTGGCGAGCTATGGGAAAGCCATCGAAAAATGGCTCAACCAAGGCTTCGTCGTCCCTTCTGACTGTTCTGCTTTCGGAAGAAAGCCGGGCAGTCGTACTGGTCTCCCTGAATTTCTTCAGGGTTTCCTTGGACGTGTGTTCGATCCTTGTAGTGGCACACTATTGTCTGACCCAGACATCGAGGCAATCTATGCTTTACGTCAGCTAACGCTGATGTTCAGCAAGATCGCCCTCCCGGAGGATACCAGTGATGGCAGTCCTCGTCAGGTTGTAAGTCCTGACCGCGAGAGGCGTGCGATGTCTGAGTTCATTCAATGTGAGCAGGAAGTCAAGTTCTACGACTCTATTTTGGACCCATCCTATATGGATGATTTCAAACGTGTGTCGCAGGTGCTTTTTGGTGATATGTTCGATCGAGTTGAGAAATCTATCTCTTTCGGACACCTCATCCCAAAGCACGGTCCAGGCGCTGTTGCTGATCGTCTTAGTAGTAATGCTAAGTACAACCAGCATACCTGGACCACCAGACTTCAGCAAGTTTTCCCTGCTGAAGACTACGCAGTTGTGAATTCCCATTTTGATATGGGAATTCAACCTTCGGACAGTTTCTGTCCGTCGGTAACCATGTACCTAGGCCGTCAAAAGGCCTGGAATGATGGTTCTGCTCCGTTTGACTTCCTCGAACCTGGTTCTGAAATACCCGTTAGGGTTATTTCAGTTCCTAAGACGCTCAAGTCACCCCGGATTATTGCGATCGAGCCAACCTGTATGCAATATATGCAGCAGGCGCTCTTTCAACTCTTCCGTGATGAGATCGAGAGGGATGATATCCTCTCACTCATGATCGGGATCGAGGACCAAGAGCCTAATAGGCTTATGGCTCTCGAAGGGTCCCTCAGCGGGGATCTTGCTACGCTAGATCTTAGCGAAGCTTCCGACCGTGTCTCGAATCAGCATGTACTTGGTCTATTCTCTGGACACCCTCTTTTGTCTGAGGCCGTCCAAGCGACTAGATCCAGGAAGGCTGACGTTCATGGCTTCGGCGTTCAACGCCTTGCCAAGTTCGCGTCTATGGGTTCAGCTCTCTGCTTCCCCGTGGAGGCAATGGTCTTCTTGACCACTATCTTCATTGGGCTAGAGCGGGAGCTTAGTGCTCCACGTCTTGAGAAAAGGTTTGTCAAAGCCTTTTCCAAGCAGGTGCGTGTCTTCGGAGACGATATTATTTGTCCCCGAGACTATGTGCTGTCCGTCGTTGATGCGCTGAGTGATTTTGGTCACAAAGTCAACATCAGCAAGTCTTTCTGGACCGGAAGGTTCAGGGAGTCTTGCGGACGGGAGTATTACGATGGCCATGACGTATCTATTGTCAAGGTCAGACGTGTACTTCCGACACGGCGGCAGGACGCTGAAGGAGTAGTCTCTCTTGTCTCCCTTAGGAACCAGCTCTATTGGGCTGGCCTTTGGCAGACTGTGAGATGGTTGGATGTCTATATCAGGAAGCTGCTTAAGCAGTTTCCCAACGTAGCACCAACCTCCTCCTTGTTGGGCAGGGAGTCGGCTCTCGGATATGAATTCGACAGCCTTCATCCGTACACTCACGGCCCCCTTATCAGGGGCTATTATGTGAGTGCCAAACCCCCGGTAGACTCTCTATCTGGGCATGGTGCCCTTCTAAAGTGTCTCTTGCGGTCGAGCAAGCCTTCTAGCCTCATTGAGACTAGTCGTCCCTACTCGTCGCGAATCGGTGATGCGAACATCGATGATGAGCACTTGGAGCGTTCTGGACGCCCCGAGCACGTCAACATCAAGCTCGGG